GTAGGGGGACCGAAGTCCCCCTACGCTACGGCGTTAGTCCTCTGCCAGCTTCTTAAAGAACTTGAGGTTGTCTCCATCCTCCTCGTCGTCCCAGGAAGCATTCTTAGTTGGTGCCGACTTCGAAGTTGCTACCGGACCGCGCTTAGGCTCGATGGTTCTCGGCCTATCGTCGCCTTCTTGAGCGGTAGCCGCGAGGCCTAGGACGCGCTCGAGCTTAGTCTTGAGCTCGGCGTAGCTCTTGAAGCGCTTCGGATCGGTGAACTCGCTCAGGTCGTAGCACTTCTCCAGAATCGAGGTCATGACCTCGTCATCGCCAGAGATCGGAGACGGATTGTCGAACTCCGACTTGTCGTAGTTGCGATAGCCCTCGACCATGCGAGCCTTGAGACGGAAGTTAGCTCCCATCTCTGGATCGAACGGGTTCATCGGCTTCTCGTCGTCGAACTGCGGCTCGAGCTTCTCCATGACCTTGTCGAAGACCTTCTTGCCGTACTTGAATAGGAACACCTTTCCATCGTTCTCGGGATGCGCGGCGTCCTTGACGACGAGTACGTTGCTAACGTAGGTCAGCTTTCGCTTCTGAGCGCGAGCCTGCTTGCGAGCCGGAGACTCGTCGTCTGTCGTCGAGTTCCAGAGCTTGCTGTTGAGTTCGCCGACCGGATCGTTATCTCCGATCGTCGTGCGGCTGTCCTCGATGTACCAGAGACCCGACGGACCCTTGAAGCTGTGCCGCCAGACTCGAGTCCACGGCACGTCTCCGCCGCTGCTCTGTGGAAGGAATCGAATGATCGCCATGCCGTTGCCGGCCTTGTCGACTGCGAGGCTCCACTCGCGGTCGTCGGCGTAGCTCTTCTCTCGAGTATTGATCTTGGCGACTTCGCCCTTGAGCTTATCCATCATCGTCTTGCGAGACGAGCGAATCTGTTCCAGTGTAGACATATATCCTCCGTATGTTGGTGTGATCGTATGGTTCGTATTCATAGTATAGTCACTCGATCATGGCGACTAACTATATATCATGTATCTAGCCCATGCCTTATCATCGCCTCCTCGTAAGTTTCGTTCGTCGGTATCGACCTAGCCGGCTCACGCTCTCGCTCGAGGACCGCGACTCGCATCTCGAGCTCCATGAGTCGGTTCAGTACGTACTCTAAGTTTGATCTGAGCTCCTCAGTCACGGCTGACGACTCCCTTCATTAGTGCAGATACATCATCGAGGCTTATCCTCTGTGCCATGAACGGGACGTACTTGCGTATCCTAAGAGTGCACGGTGGAACGATCACGTCTCGAGAGAACTCTTTCTTCCACAGCTTAGTGTACTTCAGCACCATGTCGGTGGCCGCCATCGTCTCCAGAGAGAGGCGCCTACCCATGTGCATTATTAGAACAGGCGGATACCCACTATGCTCCGACGGCCTCCACATATCGCTGATGTCTCCGCTACTGGCATCGGCTATGGCTCGAACCTGCTCGGTCAGATGATATCGCAGAGACTCTACGCGCTTCCTCCACTCTGTGTAAGACTTCTCACTAAAGTCGCCGATCCAATTCTTTCCGTCGAGCACGTTGGCCAAGATGTAGTCCGTCAGAGCCTGGCCCTTGTACTTTCTATCCATCCTAGAGAACTTAGCCGCGTCTCTCGAGTTCGCGCTCGATTTATTGACTCGACCGGAATACTTAAAGAAGTCGTAGCTGTCGCTGTTGAAGTGCAGCTTGATAGCGACATACCTCTCTCTGGCTAGGGCTGCTCCGCTCGAGTTAGTCAAAGAACTCACGCGTCGCCTCCCTCCTAGAGTCGCAGTATATGCAGCTGTAGCGCCATACGTTAGTATCGCGCAGTCGCTCCGCTTCGTAGCACACCCACTGGTGCCAGCCTAGGGCGCATATAAATCGATTGAGTCGACTCATATCGGCAACCGAGCTCCACGCTTTCTCTTTAGGAGGTTCATATTGGTCGCTTCGGTCTTTAAGTTCTTTCGTATGCGCGGGTTCACCAACCGATTCACCGACTCGATCTCGATGCCCGTCTCCTGGCATACGCGGACGATCGCATCGATGTATCCCATCTGCCCGTTAGCGACTCTCTGATCGACGAGCTGACAGAACTTCTCCGCGCCGACTATCTTTAGATCTGGATTCACCTCCAGATGCTCCGAAACTTCTTCATCTCTTCGTCGGTCAACGAAGTTCCTTGGTCCAGCCTATCGATGTCTTGATCACCCATGGGCTCCGGCCAGTAGAGCTCAAACGCGATCGAGTTCTCAGTACATACGAAGCAGTGGTATAGGCCGGGCTTGATCGCGGTGTAGTCTCCAGCGCGGAGGATGGTCTGATCCGTGACCGAGTTCTCTCGATAAATCTCGATCACGAGCTCGCCCTTCTCGACGAAGAATCCATTCCACTTATAGTTGTGCTTATGGACGCTGCACCTATGCCCGGCGTTGACTTCTATCCGATGCATCTCGACGAGGGGATTGACCTCGATCGCCTCAGTGACTCCCCATATTTTACCAGACTTTGCCATATCTACCTCTCGTCAGTTACGTTCTCAAGCACACCTTTCTTAATAATATAATCTAGTTCGAGAAGGTTGTCAACAACAGAACGAAAGTTCGACAACTTAATCATGTTGGCTCCGTCGGACGGAGCGTTGTCCGGATCGGCGTGAACCTCCATGAATACGCCTGCGACTCCAACGGCAACTGCAGCTCGAGCGAGGATCGGCGCGAAGGTACGGTCTCCTCCCGAGCTAGACCCGCCTCCCGGTAGCTGGACGCTGTGAGTGCAGTCGAATATGACGCGAGACCACGACCTCATCACCGCCAGCCCGCGCATATCTACGACTAGATTGTTGTATCCGAATGTAGTCCCACGCTCAGTCAGCGAGTGACGATTGCATCCGAACTCTTCGAGCTTATCGACGATCCACCGAGCGTCGTATGGAGACAGGAACTGCCCCTTCTTGACATTGACCGGCTTACCGGTCGCGGCAGCGGCTCGAAGGAGGTCGGTCTGTCTGCAAAGGAACGCTGGGATCTGCAGGATGCTCGCTGGAATTACGTCGCAGTGCCAGGCTTCGTGCACGTCGGTGAGTATCTCTACTCCAGTCGATCGCTGCACGTCCGCGAATCCATAAACTGCGTCGTCGAATGACACTCCCCTGTAAGACTTTGCGTGAGTGCGGTTGGCCTTGTCGAAGGACGTCTTATAGATGAAGTTAACTTCGTACCGGTCGCACACCTCTCGAATGTGCCCAGCGTGATCGATCGCATGCCGCGTTCCCTCAAACACGCACGGTCCAGCGACGATGCTCAGCTTCTTATCGTTACCCAGGCCTTCAAAAAACTTACTCACTGTAGCCTCCTCGCCATAGATCTAACCCTTGCACAGACCTCGTAGTAAGCTCGATGTGTCTATGATGATATTTGTTATATATCAGTGTCTTTTATAAAACAAATGATTGTCTATCACATGCATTCGCTTAAATCCGTTTATCCACAGTGGGCGAACGTACCGCGCGTGAAAGTGAGTGGCTCCATTCGTTGGATCAGACACCCACTCGGCTAGTATTAGATCAGCGATGTTTTGGCTATGCGCCCACTCCACCCGCTTCGGGCGAGATGCGACTAACTTTTTATCGCAGGCCCACGTGAACTGACACGACTTACCGATCCTCTGATTCACGACTGAGCATATTGTGCCAGGATACCTCGAGTCGTACACGCGATTCATGACCGTCATACCGACAGCGATCTGCCCGTGCACAGACTCACCCCGTGCCTCGTGGTACACCGCTCGAGCCAGACAGTCCCTCTCTCGCGCGCTCACTGGCGGAGGTAGGTAGACGGACTCCACCTCTATGATTGGAGCTGATAGTATTATCGGAACGGCTGCATTAGTCTCGTGATCGAATGTAGTAGTCATTGATAGGATAAAGGCTGCGCACGGAAGAATCTTCCTACTCATCCTCGTCCTCCCTTTGTGAAGCGGGGTGCTTCTGTTCCGAGGCGCACCCCGCGAAAGCCCGGCTAAGGCTGACTAGGCAGCCAGAGCGAGAGTGCCGTTATCGTTCGCACTCATTTGCTTAGCCTATGAGGCGGCTATCCCGTCACCTCCGAACATGCGCCCTCACACTCGTCGATCCTATGTCGGCCCCGTTCCGTTTGGCTTGCTCGGCTTTATTGAGCCTAGAAGCCGCGTCTCTCGCTACGTTTGAGTCTCGAGTAGTCATCAGTAACTCCTCATTAGGTCCCAAGACTGCGTAGTACCTATAATTCCAGTTAGAGAAAGATTTTTCTCCCCCGTCTAAGTGTGGATTATCTCTAATAAACCTTTCTACTACTATAAACATCTGGTGGAGCCGGCGGGTACTGCCCCCGCGTCCGATATGGTTGACACACGTCATCAACAGCGACAGATTATATATTAACTCACGTTTCTTAAGATGTCAACCGCTTTTAAGTTACGGTCACCATGCTACGAAACCTATCTATGTTTGAGAGGATTGCTCGGCTGCGGAGGAGCCCAAAACATATGCTCAGACTCGATGTTGTTGGCGAATGGATTGCTCTGCGAGCCCATGCGAAATTTAACGATTCCAGCCCTGCCGCTCTCTTTGGCCTCTTCACCCGCCTTTCTAATCTGCTCCGCGATCTTGATGTTCCAAGGAAGAACGTAGCTCACCGGAGTTCGATCATCCAGCGAAACCCATAGGTAAATTGCATTAGGTTCATCTAACTGCGAAGATATAAGAGTGGCGTCCCTCACGCTTCGCCACTCAGTGCGAATGTCTCTAGGAGTACCGGATGATTCGAGAAGTGTCGCCATGAGCACGACGAGGAATGCGCAGTAGCAGATTGCAGCGATGAGTTTTTTATTAGCTACATCGATCATTAGGATAAACCCAAGGACCATACATATCCCAACGTAGAGAAGCAGAATAGAAACTATCATCATGGAGCTCCTGGGCGAGGATATAAACCGGCACTTCGAAGTTCTTTGAAAACTTTGTTGAGAGAGTTTGGTACGAGATTGCCGCTTCGGTCGAGAGTGAATCGAATCGCCGTCAATTCCTCGCCGTTGCGAGTGAATGTAACTCTCTCAGAGGCGATGACTGACGGACTGGAACTCGACGCTTGAGTGGTAGATATTCGGTCTATAGTTACTTTCACGAACGCGTCGATGGGTAGGGAATCGCGCGCCATGTACATATGAACGTTGACTACATACTCGCCCTGTCGCAGGCCGCGACCCACTGCCAGTTCCTGGTTACGCGACTCGGGATCTGAGCTAATGCCCAGGTCGTCGCGCAGCAGATTGAAGGCTACGCCATTCTTATTAGAGTATCCGACCGGCCTCTCGCCCGGTGCTTGGACCCAGAGGTCGACGTCGGCGTTCTTTTTCTTATCCCAGAACATCTCGATTAGAATATTGCCGGGACTGACTGATTCGACTTTCGTTACCTTCGACGCCACGATCAGGGCCATGGCCGCCATGGCCATATAGGCCGCCATCATCGTGAAGAGTAAGTCTCGATACGACCACTCGAATCCCGCGTTATATTTCTTCACCGCTGCACCACATCGCGATTTCTCTTAACCATACCATGAGCAATACACCGATGATATTTGGCGCTATCGCGAGAGCGAGATTCTTAAAGACTTGAATCAGTTGCTCAGTCGAGGCATCGACGAGACCTGCCGCCGCATTGATGATGCCTATTCCAGTAAAGGCTAGAGCCCACATCGGTAGACCGTTAGCGACATGCTTTACGATATCCCATCGCTTGCGAGTCGCGGCTATCGCGCCACCTATGAAATACATGAGTAGAAAGCCACCCATGATTATCTCAATGTATCCAAGCGAGAAGAATCCCATAAACCAATTACCCATCACGGCGCCGAACAGCATGACCGCCATGATGCCGTTCGTGACGATGAAGCGCGCTTTAAAATTTAGGAGATTGTTCATTTTAGTACAGACCCATGCCATCTTTCTTCGGCTTCGGTTCCACATTGTACGTCTTAGTATCTATGCCGCTAGATACAATGCAGGCCGTGTCTTCTTTGATTAAGAATACCGTAGAAGTCTTAGTCGCAGCATTCAGTGTTATAACTCCAAATATACCATCTCGAATGGCCCACCCGACATACGGCAACTCTTTAAACTCATCACCCATGACGCTGCCCATCATTCGTTCAACCGGCCCACATACGACTGGCAGCGACATGTTCATGGTCTGGGCCTCAGCCGAGCTCGCGAGAGCGACGGCTAGAAGCGCTACCACTGCTCTGACCACGACGGTCTCCTTTCTTCTAAAGTTTTAATGAGTTTCGGTACATACTGTGCAGTAGGCTTCATGAACATCTGTACCATTCCAGAGTCGCATGCTATAAGAAC